ATTCTGATTGATGTCGAGGACTTGTCCACAATCGAACGGTTTGGTTTTACCAAGGCTGATTTTTCATAAGGAATGAGCGATGGAACCTCAGGTCGCATTCAACTGGATCGTAGGTGTTGCCGGAACTCTTGGCGGCTGGACGCTGAAGGTGATCTGGGATTCCATTCAATCGCTGAGATCGGATGTGAAGAACCTAGACACCAAGATGCACGAGGATTTTGTCCGCAGGGATGACTTCAAAGAAGCTGTGACGGATCTGCGTACCGACATGAAGGAAGGCTTCAAGGAAACCAAGGACATGATTGGCCTGCTGTTCAAAAAGATTGAAGGCAAGGCAGACAAATGAAAGTCTTTGCGCAGCTCGGTTGGCTAACAGTGGGGCTGCTCTTGGGTGGCCTCATTGCTTATTCGGCGAATACTTTTGCCGCTGATCCCATCGTTTCTGAGCAGACCGTCACCACCAACGGCACTCAAACCACCACCGTCAAATCGCCTCCACCATCCGCTATTGCGCCACAATTTTCCGCAGGCAATGGCAATGACCTGTGTACTGTAGGTGCGTCTGGGGCTGTACAGACACAAATCCTCGGCATCTCAGTCGGCAGTACCTTCACCGAGGAAAACTGCATTCGGCTCAAGAACGCCAAAACCCTGTACGACATGGGCATGAAGGTCGCAGCCGTATCGGTGATGTGTCAAGACCAGAAAGTATTTGATGCCATGATGATGGCAGGCACGCCTTGTCCTTACGATGGGCTGATTGGCGAACAAGCAAAGCTGGCATGGGCTACCCATACCGATTCCACACCAGAGCAGGAGAATGCAGATGATGTCGAAAGTAAAAGGCTCAAGGCTCTTGGCATTATTGGCGGCGTATTCGGCAGCCTCTTGTTCTTCTGATCCCATTTATGGCTATAGTAATAACGCTGCTGCTGGGGGTAGTGCTTGGTCTATGTCTGAGCCTGTACTGGGCGTGGCTCCAGTTTCGGGACTCGACATCTCAGGGGTCTTGTACCGATACACCGCAGTCAAAGAACGCCCAGACGACTTCACCGTCACCATCCAAAACGCCAACGCGATTGATGGCGGATATGTATTTCGAGAAACAGATGATTGGTCAGGCAGAACTGGTCAGACAATCGTCAAACAGATTCCGGTTGGATATGTACCGATCCGATTCTGGGGAGATGGCGAGATCGTCACGACAGGAGTGGGAAGCGTAGAAGATCCTGCCGTTGTTTATACCTACCGCTACATCGAGCCGGAGCCAGAACTTCCCGATCTGCCGGTCTATTCCTACAACGCTCTCGAAGATCCTGCTGTCATAACCGCGACAGAGGCCACAGAACGCCCTGAAACGGACGAGGATAAGGCCAAGAAGGATGACGAGGACGAGGAGAAGAAGGACATGGAGAAAGCTTTAGCGGCTCTCCAAAGCGGCCTGGAAATGGCAAAGGGCCAAGACGGTCTGCTTCGGGCAATGAATCTTGTCACAATGACTCAATATTATGCAGCCACAATCCCAGGCGGAGCGTATCAGGAAACCGTAATGTTGGACGGCGGTGAGATTAAGGACAACAAGCGGGCTTTCCGCAGCATGGCGAACGATCGCCTACACAACCAAATGGTTGAGGAGCAATACCAATGAAAAAGATTCTATTGGCCTGCCTGATTGCAGGCACAGCACAAGCGGCTGAGATCCCAATCGAAGGCACAGTCCAAAGCCGCTGTCTCATCAACACCGATGTGGCTGGCGTGTATGGCAACCCGAACGCCTACACCCTGACGACTACGCCTGCCGATGGCGGGGTTCTGCCGGTGGTTCGCTACGATGTTTCGCTGGCGGATGCGTACAAGGCGAAGATCACTTACCCGACTGAATTTAGCACCAGCCCCAGCCTGAGCGACATGGTGACATGGACTGGCTCCGTCACGGTGCTGGAAGTGTCGGATGTGGCAATGGCTGACTATGACACCGATGCTGTTGAATACGACCAGACGAAGGAATACGACCTGACTGCCACAGGCACGACTTGGTTCAAGGTTGCATCGACCGCGACTTATGGCGGTGGCGGCAACAAAGCATTTCCTGGCGGCACTTATCGATCCGTGGTGGTGGCGGAGTGTATCGCGCAGTAATCCTTTTTCTGCTGGCCCTGCCAGCCTACGCGCATGAGATGGTTCCGACTTACCCAAAGCTGAAACCGTCCCATGTGGAGGGCGTGTCGAAGGTGGAGATGGAATTGTTCAACAAGCGCAAGGATGTCGAGTTTTACGAGATCGGCGTATTTACCGAGGACTGGCAACCCATCCCATTTGTCAGTGCATATCGCATGGCCCATGTGCGCTATCTTGGACACCTCAAATTTGATGTGTATATCCGCAAGGCGGATGCTGATCGAGCGACCTATGTTTGCTCTCAGTCCAAGCTGCGCGGTGACGGTTCAGGCACTTTATTGGCGAGCCGGATATGCTCAAAATTCCAGCAATAGCACTGATGTTTTGTGGGATGTCGATGGCTGACAATTCCTCGCTTAACCTGCAACTGCCGAATGCTGGCAGCAGCTACGGCACAGACAAGATTCGTGCTGGTGACATGGAATGCTCCTCCAGTATTGGCGGGGCAACCAATTTTGAGATTGGTGCGACTGGGATCGTCAACAATGCGACCAGCCCATTCAGCAGTCAAGATCCGGACAATCCGACCACAAAAGACATTGGCCTGTATGCCCGCATCGTGATCCCTCTGGATGCACCAAGGGAAAGGGTGAACTGCAATACGCTGTATCAGCTAGAACTTCAGGCTCGGCGTTTAGAAGTGCAGAAACTCCAGCAGGAATTGGAGAATCTGCGCAAGCTGGGAGGCTTTGATGGCTGACCTAGATGACAAACTCGACAAGCTAGAGGAAGCAAAAGATGCACTGGCGCAAAAGAAATTCACCGTCTTGGGGTTTAGTTTTAATTGGACTGGGCTGGTGGTTGCTGGCGGTGTGGTCAGTAGCGCACTTGGTGCTTTATATGCAGGGTTTCTGACCTATCAAAAGGTCGAGGAGATCGCCAGTCTGGATCTGGGAGCTTATGCCGCTCAGATGGAGCAGACCAGCAACAAGATCGAAACCCAGGAACGCCTGCTGGAATCCATTGAGCAGAATCTCAGGGATGCCAAACAACTGACCTACGACATCGAAAAGCGGGTCAACGACAAGATTATTCGGTTCGAGGATAAAATGGATAAATTCGAGGCGAAGGTGGATGACACTAAAGCTGAGTTAGAGGACAAATTACAGAAGGCATTGGACAATCCATTGTCGGGGAACTGATATGGCGATTCTGACAAAAGAAGAAGTGGACGCATTAAAAGGCGCAGACTTAAATGGAGATGGCGTTGTTAGCAATGAAGAACACGCAATATACATTGAAAAAATCCGCAGAGAAATGGAGGACGAAGATGCCAAGCGTGACCAGCAGCGTAAGATGGTCTGGTTTGCGTTGTTCGGCATGCTTGGATACCCATTGTTTGTGTTCGCCAGCGGCGCGCTCGGATTTGATAATGAATCCAAGATCATCGGCGATATGTCTGGCGTATATTTCATGTCCGTAGGTTTAGTGGTGTCTGCCTTCTTCGGAGCAGATGCCTATGTCAAGGGCAAGTCCAAGAAGGAGGACGACAAATGATCCCTGTAGAACTACTAACAATGGCTGGCGGCGCTGCAATGGGCGGCGTGTTCAAGATGATCGACAAAGCCCAGGAAGCCAAGGCCAAGCAGAACGAAATGATGATGCAGATGATGAAGGCTAAGACCGAGCAGGCCGATGCTGACACTAATCGCTCCATCAAAGCAGCCGACGCAGCAGCAGCACGAGTAGGCAATGATCCATTTGCCAAGATGACTCGCCGTATCTTTGTGCTGTCCATGATCGGTCTGGGTGCGTGGGCAATGATGGGCGGCCTGACCGGACTGGACATTGTGGTTCCGGTTGAGCAAGAAACAGGCTTCAACTTCTTGGGTCTGATCGACACGACCAAGACCGTGACTGAGTTTGTTCGCCTTGAGAATGCCATCGTGCATTTTGAATGGCTGAAAATCTCAATCCTCGCTGCCGGCAGTTTCTACCTCGGCAAGTCGTGAACACCAAATCCTTCCTGCAATGGTCGCTGGTCTGCCTGATCCTGCTGTTTTTGATCGGGCTGACCGGCTGTTCAAATTATGGATTCAGATTCGGAAATGTTCCGCAAGATTCTGAATATGAAGTTTTGATCATACTGGACGAGTAACATGCCAGCCAAAAAACAATCCCTCCTGGATCGCATTGGTGTCTCCGGGTACAACAAACCGAAACGCACGCCAGGACATCCAACGAAGTCTCATGTCGTTGTGGCTAAGTCTGGCGACCAGGTCAAGACAATTCGCTTCGGGCAGCAAGGTGTCAGTGGCGCCGGCAAGAATCCGAAGACAGACAAGCAGAAGGCGCGCCGCAAATCCTTCAAAGCCAGGCACGCGAAGAACATCGCGAAGGGCAAGATGTCCGCAGCTTATTGGGCTGACAAGGTGAAGTGGTGAGGAAATCGACGACTTGGGCGCTTGCCGTAATTTTGGTCTTGGTGTCAACTGGTTGCGCAGACTTGCGTCGCCTAACAATGACCAAGGAGGAGATTCACTGGTACAAAAGCCTGGCCTTCCGCCAATGTTTAGATCCGGACGTCGTGTGCATAAGGGAGTAGAACATGCCACTAAAAAAGGGATTCAGCAGCAAGACGATCTCGCAGAACATCAAGACTGAAATGGCTGCAGGGAGATCTCAAAAGCAGGCGATAGCGATTGCCCTGGACATCGCGCGCAAATCACGCAAGAAAAAGGGGTAAAGCATGCCGGTCGAATACTTCAACAAAATCCCAAGCAAGAACAGCTATCCGATCAATCGGGGCGATTACCTGGACATTTCCAGGAATATCCGGCCGGACTCGAAAGCCATCAACTTGTTCGGGTTCAACCGCACGATCGATACAACCTACGAGACTGTAATGAATGACGGCGGTGGTCTGTATTCATTCCCTGGTAGCGCGCTGACAATGAGCGCTGTATCTGACAGCGCATCGGATACGATGCAGCTGTATATCGAAGGGCTCGATGCCAGCTATGCGCCGATCAATGACACGATCACGCTGACTGGCACAAGCGCAGTCACGACCAACGTTGATTTCTTCCGGATCAATGACGCCAGGATTTTGTCTGGATCGAATGTCGGAAACATCACGATCAGCAACGGCGGCACGACGTATGCCTATATCGAAGCGGGTGCCGGCGTTCACCAGGCGCTGGTGTACACGACGCAAGCCGGCGTTTCTTTGTATGTAACTCAGGTTGATTTCACGTCCGGCACGATCAATTCAAACAAGTACATGATCACGCGGGCCAGAATGATCAGCGGTGGCACGACGATTGTATTTTTCGAGAGCAGCTTCGTGACATCGCAGCTGTCGTATGACATGCAGGTACCATTCAGGATTCCCGAAAAGACAGACTTCACACTGGAGGCGAAGTCGTCTTCCGGGTCGAACGAGTTGTCGATCTTCCTGAATGGAATCCTGATTGAAGACTAGGCTTCCAGGACAAACAGCCCAATCACCAGCAGAATCGCCAGGGTCAGGATGATGGCTGCAGCAGCACCGCTGCGGCTTTGGGGGCGGTGCCTTGCCTAGTGCCTGGGCCTCGCTCCATCCCTTCGCGCGACGCGCATAGGCGGTCCCTTCTTTGATGCCCGCCTCGCGGGCCTTCTGTGCAAATGATTTTTTCATAACGGTGTTCCTTGTGAAAATGTTTCATACATGGCGTATGCGATCAGCAACCACATACCCAATCCTGAAAAACCCATGAGATACCAGAGAAAGCGGTCCATTATTTGTAGTTTCTCCGCCAGGATGATGCTCTGCCACCAGTGCGTCCGGCCTCCTTGGACGTAAGAACAGGTGACGTCAGCGCCTCCTCCAGGTCACGACCGCGTACCAGGCGGCAGCGGACCGTGTCTGCAGAAATATGCGTGATGCCACGTTCTTCTAAGATCTTCTTGATTTCCTTCCTGGAAAGTACGTCAGCCAATTTCATCCTCCAGTACGTCGATAAGCCAGGGGCGGCCGTATTTGATCAGCAGCTCGCCCAGGGCTTTCGCGTCGTTGTTGAAAATATGCGTCGCTAGTCGCTCCGCCATAAGTGGGTAGTTGATCTCGTCCGGCCAGGCGTCAGCACTGATCGAGGAAAAGATCGCGTCCTGGTAATCGAATGCCAAGCTCGAACCTGGCTTCTCTCGCAATCGACGCAGGAAAACATCCATCTTGTCGTCCAGGGTCAGCGCGTCCGGATCTCTCCGGAGCACGCTTTCTGGATCGGCGAACGTTGGACTCATATCCCTACTCGGAAAGTCGAATACGTTGCTCATGTCGATCCTTAGAATGGAATGTCGTCTTCAACAAAATCGTCCTTCGGCTGCGGCGCGTAACCGTTTGCCTTGGCGCGATTGTGTGCGTCCTGGCGCGGCGGCGGAGCAGCCTGATCATCATCGCCACCACCTGACTTGAACATCGAAACCAGAATGCTGTCACGAATCTCCGCATCAGGTACGCCAGCTGGATTGAAATACTTGTTCATCAGCATGAAGAACTTGCCTTCATCGTTCCGCATGATCTTACCGACTGGAGCCCAGCGCGGCTTCTCTACTCCATCCTTCATATAGGTGCCAACTTTTGCGGACAGGTCATAAATTACTTGTGATGCCATCAGATTTCCTTCATTAAAAAGTAGCGGGCATGTCTGCCCTTGTTGTCTGCATTCTTCTCCAGGCTCGTCAGAATCTGGTAGCCACGGCTACGCAGCTCTGCAATCCTGGAGCGCAATGCAAATCCGGATGGGAAGTCCCAATGCGTGATTCCCTTGTTCTTGTTTCGCTTGAGCTTCGAGAGCACGCGGTCATTGTTGGTCTTCAACATTCTCGACCTCCTGCATGATCTCGCCAGTCTCAACGTCGATCACTTCTTCCTGCTGCACCAGGCGTGCCTTCATGCCGGCGACGCCTTTGCCCTGGTCTTGCACGACTTCGGCCTTGATCGATCCCTGCTGCATGCGGGCAGCTTCATCTGGATCGTAGATGCCTGAGAATCCGAAAGCATAACGCGCGGCCTGGATCGCTGCCTTGTGACGCAGCATGCGCGCTGGCCATTGTTTCCAGGTCGGCGTCTCGCGACGGCACTCAGACATATACTCAGTCACTTCGACCGGGTGCGCGCGGTCCTTGCGGTACATGCGCGCGGTGATGGCCACCAGCTTGCCATTGTCCAGGATGTCGGTGAACTCCAGGCCATCGAAGTCGGGGTGACTGTTGATCATCTTCATCCATCCATCGATCGACACAATCGGCTGGATGCCGCCCTTGTTCGGGAATGCGTAGATCTCTTTGGTCAGCGGATTCAGGTCGTATTCCTTGGCCACCATTAGGAAGCCAGCAAACTGCTCATTGCTGACGTTTCCTGGCATGACGGTTGCCTTGAGCGTATTGGCAAACGCGGCCGGCTCCATTTCATACTTGTTGGCCATGGTAGCCAATAGGGATTTCTTCTCGGACATATCAGTCTCCTATTTCAGCAGGAAAAATCTGCTGGTTGATTCGACCGTGTACTGGTCGGCAAGGTCGGCATGGTCTTCGCGGAACTTCTTGGTATCGAAGCGCTTTGATTGCCGGGCTTTCCAGGTAGCAAGGCGCCTGCCTTGACTATCCAGGATCTCAGACATGTCTGCCATTTCTTCTTTGATGGCAAACTCCAGGGCTTTCTTCTGTTTCTGGATTTCTTTCTCTTGATCGCGCAGTGCGCGCAGGGTCTCGATCTTCTGTTCGAGCTCGACGCTGGCCATGACAGCTGCGCCATTGTCTATGCGCCAGCGGTTGTTCAGATCGTTCATGGTCTGCGGATCTGGCGGCACCAGGCGATAGACGTGGTTGTTCCAGAAATCGCTCTCGACGTTGATCATGAGTTCGATCAGCTGGTCGTCACGCTTCACGGTATAGACGCCGAACTTGCGCCCAGCGATCAGGACTGCGACATCGGCATACTGCGCGCCGGTCACGGCCATATAGTGCATCACCTGGGCCAGGTAGGATTCTGGCACTTCGTCGGTACCAGGCTCTCCCCAATCATCAGCACGCGCAGCGGTCTTGACTTCCAGGATGCCAGGCTCGCCGACGATCTCGCGGTCCAGGTTGGCCAGCATGAACTTGTGTTCCGGGTGTACCAGGATCGAATTATTGCGGCGGACTTTCTTGCCGGTCTGCTTCGCGTACTCGTAGGCAACGATGTCTTCCAGGGCGCGGCCCCAATACATGGCGTCGTTGTCCTCGACCTCCGGTGCCTGGCCAGTCTTGTCCAGGTACACGTCGAGCGGGGTCCGATATTTATTGACGCCCAACAGGGCGCCAGCGTCAGAGCCGCCGATACCACGGCGGCGGGCTTCTAGCCATTCCTCACGATTCATAGCATCGCCCCCAGGAAAGGCGCACTTAGAACTAGCGCACCAGCCAGGACATAGACAGTGAAGTCGAATAGATCTTTTAACATTTTGGTCTCCTTTGAAAGCGGCCCGGCGGACCGGGCCTTCATCTTTATGCAGCGTCAACGTCTTTCGCCAAGTAGAACGACATCGCGTCATTCTTGATCAGCTTCAACATATCCAGGGCAGCAGCCTGCTGGGCAGCGATCGCCTTCGCAGTCGCCCTGCCTGGGTTTCTCATTACGGTCTTGAAGTAGTCCCCGTACACCGTGAACGTGATGCCGTATTCAGTCGGATAAACGACCTGGGCAATAGTGATGATGTCCTTGTTGGACTTCATGGTGGTGATGATAAGCACCTTGTCATCATCGGGAACGTTGTCGAACAGCTTGAAGTTGTTGACGGCGCTGAGTTTGCCGTACAGATCACGCTTGGTGGTGACGGCGGTAGAGTTGAGATTCTGAATTTTCATGGTTGGTCTCCCAGGTTGATTGCCCGGCCAAACGCCGAGCAGGTAGTCACAGTATCGGATAACAGGATTACCCTGTCAACAATTCTCTGCAAAATAAATTCCGATCTTTCCAGGCGTCCCGAACATCAGGTCGCCCACCTTGTAAAAACCTTTGACCGGAGCGTCATCCTGGTCAGTCTCGTCCCAGGCAACGACGAACTCCAAAGTCTTCTCGTCGTAGCTGACCACGGTGCCGTAGCTGTAGGGGAACATCGCGCCCCAATTTCCAATGATCTTCTGTCCAATCATGTCGGTCTCCTTACTGGCTTAACAATTCGTACATTTCCGGGCTCTCGAAACGGTCGTGAATCGCGACCGCACCGTAGAAACCGACTGCCTTACGGAACCGGCCGTCGCTGCTGGCCGCGTAGTTGCCGCCGAACATTGGACCGACTGTGCCTTCTGGCTTGAAGACCGGCACGATCTTCATACTGCCCATGGCTCCATTTTCGAGCACTGCAGCTGGCGCGTCTGGCGTCGGGTCGAATGGACCAGGCACGTTGATCAACGTCAGCTGGGTGAACTTGGAACTGATGCCGCCAGCAGTGCTGTCGTAGCCGTCGGAATCGCGAAGAACTGAAACGATTAAACCCATGATGGTCTCCTTAATTGAAGTAGTCGCCTTCGACCCAGACGAAGGTGTTGAACTTGGGCGATGGGAACCAGGACCCAGGGAACGCTGCGTTGATCTCAGCTTTCACCAGCGGATTGTCCATTGCCTTCTGGAGCGCCAGGTCAGGCGAACCTGCCTTGGCGACGAAAGTGATGGGGCCTGCGATGAATTCGTAATTTTCCATGATGGTCTCCTTATGCTGCCGGCTTGTAGATCTTGAGCTGCTTGATTACCGCAGAAGCAGCGGCCGCGTCCTTGGCCAGCTTGTCGAGCTTGTCGGTCACAGCGAACAAGTCTGGCCCTGTCCAAATCGCGTCATAGATCAGGACCGCCTCGTAAGGCAGGTTTTGCAGGAATTTGTTGGCTTCGTCTTTGGTCATGTCGGTCTCCTTTTTGGCGTCCCCAACAACAGGGACACTTGAAGCATAGGCTAACGAAATTATCCTGTCAACACCCAAAGATGAAAAAAAGGATAAAAAAGTTAGTTGACCCAGCCAGACCAAAAAGGATAACCTTCGAGGATCAACTCACGAAAAAGAACGGAGACCAGAATGACGTTGATCGAGTACGGCCGGCAGCAGAAAGCAGCTGGTGAAACACCTTCGCTTGACCAGCTCTGGCGTGACCTGGCTGGCGAGCTCTCAGTGCATCCTTCCCTGGTGAAGATCTGGGCTTATAACATCAAACCGATCGCAGCGCATCACGTTCTGCCCCTGGAGAAATTGACCCAGGGCGCAGTGTCGAGACATGACCTGCGCGCGGATTTGTACCCAATCGAAAGCCGGGGTTGAGCATGAACTACTACCCATTTCACGTTGGCGATTACATCAGCCACACACAGCACCTGACCTTCGAGGAAGACATCATTTACCGTCGTCTCCTGGACCAGTATTACCTGCACGAACAGCCGTTGAACGGACGTTCAACAGACATTGCACGATTGATCAACATGCGCGATCACGTTGACGTTGTTGACACCATCTTGCGTGAGTTTTTTGACTTCGACGAAGACTTAGGCTGGACAAACGCGCGAGCAGACGAAGAAATAAAACGCTTCCAAAACAAGCGCTTACAAGCGTCGAAAGCAGGGAAAATATCTGGTGAACGACGGTTGAACAAACGTTCAACGGACGTGCAACCAACCAGAACCAGAACCATAACCAATGTAAAGAAAAAGATTCCTTCGGAATCTACAAAGAAATTTCAGAAGCCAACACTGCAGCAGGTCGCTGACTACTGCAGCGATCGCAACAACGGAATCGACCCGCAGCAATTCATGGATCACTACGAGGCGAACGGATGGAAAGTCGGAAGAAACAGCATGAAGGATTGGCAAGCGTCGGTGCGCACCTGGGAGAAGACCCAGCGCGAGCGCTCGAAAAGCTCCAGCAGCAAACCCAGACAACCCGGCCTGGACCTGCTGAAAGAGATCGCAAGATAGCCGCTCGCGTGCTCGCTCGATTCAAGGCCATGTTTCCGAGCTTCGGTGTACAGCTGACGCACGACGAGGAAATGATGATGCTCACGATCGACGAATGGGCGCGCGCCCTGGCTGGCATCGATGTCAACCGGATCGGCCAGGCGATCGAGCAGCTGACCAAGTCCAGCGCCAAGTGGCCACCATCGTTGCCGGAGTTTGTGAGCATGTGCCAGGGCGGTAACGATCCAGCGCACAAGCACTTCCTGCCGGCACCACCTCCGAAGCCTGCTGACCCTGAGATTGCCAGGAAAGGCTTGGAGGCTCTGAGACGGCTTGTAAGGCGATGAATCGCTGGCCAGGTGGTAAGGCCCCAAGATGGTACGCATCGTCGATCCTGGGGCTTCCCAGGCGGCTTCACGATGCCGCATACGCGAGGGTGCCGACCGAAATTCGGGAGATTGTGAAAAAACACGTCGAACATACACTGCAACTGAGGGAACACAGACATGAACATCGATGAACTATTCAAGGAAATCATTGAGCGCATTGACCGCCTGGAAATGCAAACCGGCACACCGCGCAAACCCTGGCCAGAACTGACCAAGCCAGCACCCGCTGCAAAGAAACCAAGCCGACCGAAGAAAGAAGAACCGAATGAAGATTGATCTGCCCTGGCCGCCGCAAGAAACGCATCCGAACTGCCGCAAGCATTGGGCAGTGAAAATGCGCGCGGTCCGCAACTATCGACGCAACTGCCACGTCGCAACGATGGTCCAGCTGCAGTCGAAGTCGCATGCAGTGCCAGCCGGAGATCTCCAACTCACGCTGACGTTTCACCCAAAAACAAACCGCAAGCGCGACATCGATAACCTGATCGCTCAGATGAAAGCCGGCCTCGACGGCGTGGCCGACGCACTGAAAATCGATGACTCCAGGTTTCGCAAGGTCGCCGGCACCATCGGCGAACAACTATCACCAGGCAAAGTGGAGGTGGAAATTGAATCCCTTTGAACGCATCAAGCAGAAAATCAGCTGCATGAATCGCAAGCTCACGCTCCTCCGCGCACAAATGACGTCGAAAGAACTGCAGCACGAAATCGATTTACTCATCCAGGAATGCAACTATGTCCGAGCAGAAACCGAAAAAGAAGCAAGTCCACAAGCTGACGCCTAAGCAGGAAGGATTCGCCCAGGACTACATCCTGACCGGGTCCGCTTCCGAGGCGTATCGCCGGAATTACAACGCAGAATCCATGAAAATCGACACGATTCACAGGGCTGCGCATGACCTCATGGTCAACTCCAAGGTCGCTACAAGGATTCAAGAATTACAGCAAAAGATCGAACGCAAGTACGAAGTAACCGCTGAAAGCATCGCGAAAGAAGCAGACGAAGATCGCGCTCTAGCCAGGGAATTGGGCCAGCCATCAGCTGCAGTCGCAGCGCTCAACCTCAAGGCCAGACTGTTCGGCCTGGACAAGCAGGTGGTGAGCAATGATCCGGACAATCCGATGCCGACGCTGATCAACGTGGAGATCGTTCGCAAGTGAGCGCGCTAAAGATTCAGATCACCGAAGACTTCGCGCCATTCCTGGAGCCCAGGCGTTACAAAATCGCCTACGGTGGCCGTGGTTCAGGCAAATCCTGGGCAATCGCGCAGCTGCTGATCATGCTGGCGTACAAGCAGAAGACCAGGGTGCTCTGCGCTCGTGAGATCCAACGCTCGATCGGCGACTCAGTGATCCAGCTGCTATCCGACACCATCGATCGCATGGGCCTGACATCATTCTTCGACGTGCAGAAGACGCAGATCCTGGCGCGCAATGGGTCCAGGTTCATCTTCGAGGGGCTGCGGGCCAACATCACCAAGATCAAATCGATGGAAGGCATCGATCGGGTCTGGGTCGAGGAAGCCGAGAGCGTGACGTCAACGTCCTGGGACACGCTGATCCCGACGATCCGCAAAGCCGGGTCCGAGATCTGGGTGAGCTTCAACCCCAGGGACGAGCTCGACGCCACATACCAGCGTTTCGTGCTCAATCCGCCGCCAGAATCCTACGTCGTCAAGGTCAACTACTCAGACAATCCCTGGTTTCCGGAAGAGCTGGAGAAGGAACGGCTGCACCTGCAGTCCCTGGACACCGACCTGTACAAACATATCTGGGAAGGCGAATGCCTGGTCAATCACCAGGGCGCGTACTACGCCAAGCAGATCGAGAATGCCAGGGCCGACGGCCGCATTGGCCGCATCCCGCTCGAATCGACGCTGCCGGTTCACACGTTCTGGGACCTGGGCATTGCAGATGCCACCGCAATCTGGCTGGTGCAGCAGGCTGGCCAGGAGCTGCGCGTCGTCGGGTACTACGAAAACCACAACGAAGGGCTGCAGCACTACGTCAACTGGCTGCACGACTTCCGTGACCGGCACTCGATCACGTTCGGTGATCATTGGGCGCCGCATGACATCCAGGTGCGCGAGCTCACGACCGGCAAAACCCGAAAGGACCAGGCGCGAGCGATGGGCATCATCTTCCGCGTGACGCCGAACATCCCGCTGGCCGATGGCATCGAGGCGTCCAGGCGCATCATCCCGCGCTGCTGGTTCGACCAGGAACGCTGCGCCGATGGTCTGCGCGCGCTGTCGTACTACCGCACCGAGTACGACGAGGAAAAGCGCGTGTTCAAAGACCGGCCGCTGCATGACTGGAGCTCGCATGGCGCTGACGCATTCCGCTATTTCGCCGTTGCCTGGCGTGACAAGCGAGACGAAAGCCTCAAGAAACCGCTACGCATGCAGCAAGATTGGGCAGTGTTCTAGTGGCCTGGCTGAAACGCAAGCCACCAGAATCCCTGCTGGATCATTGGGACCTGGTGCCGATCGACTGGTTTATCGTGTTCGTGCATGGCGACATGCCCTGGCGTTTGGCCAAGCTACTCAAGCCTGGCTACCGTCATTGCTACGCGCTGCGTTGGGATGGCTTCAACTGGATTGGCTTCTATCCGCACCTGGGTTACACCGAGATCGAGATCTTGCCGCATCAAACGCTAAATGTTTTTGATGTTGTCGCCGGGGAATATAGTGCTATTATCCACGCCAATGCCTGGCAGAAGGTGGGGAAAATACGCCAGCCCTGGCCGACTTTCTTCACCTGCGTCGAGCAGATAAAAGCGTTGCTGGGGATCAAGGCGTCGTTCGTCTTCACGCCCTGGCAACTGTTCAAACGCCTAAGAGGAAAGCATCATGGGTGGAGTATTCTCAAAGCCGAAGCCGCCGCAAAAGTCTGAGGCTCAGGTCCGCGCCGAAGAAGCACAGGTTCAAGAATTGGACCGTCTGACCAAGAAAGAAGACGCAATGAAAGCCGCAGCATCACGCAAGCGTCGTGGTCGCGCGTCATTGATCTCTGGCGAAGAAACTGGTGTACGTTCTGGCACCTTGGGCTAAACCATGAAGTACAAAATCCCGGACGAGCTGGGTAACGTTGATGAGCTGATTCGCCGGTTCGACGTTGCGAAGCAAAAGAAAGATCCCTGGATCACGCACCTCCGGGAATGTTACGAGTATGCCCTGCCGCAGCGTGAGATCTTCAACCTGTATTCACCAGGTCAGAAGAAGAACATCGACATCTTCGATTCGACTGCGGTTATCGGTGCTCAGAAGTTTGCCAGCCGACTGCAGGCAACCCTGGTTCCGCCCTGGCGCAACTTCTCGATCCTGACACCAGGCTCTGAGATCCCTGAGAAAGAGCGCGACGGCATCCAGAAAGAGCTCGATAAGGTCAACGACGTCCTGTTCGACCACATTAACCACTCGAATTTCGCGACCCAGGCGCACGAAGCGTTCCTGGATCTGTCGGTTTCGACTGGTGTGCTGACGCTGGAAGAATCAGACAGCGACGAATCGCTGCTCGACTTCAATGCAGCGCCGCTGGCCGAGGTATATCCAGAAGAAGGTCCGCGCGGCACGATCGAAACCGTCTGGCGTGAGCATTCAGTGCCGGCGCGTCACGTCGATCGTCTCTGGCCAGGCTCTGAAATGTCAGCGATGACGAAGAAGAAAGCGGTCGAGAGCCCCGATTCCAAGATCACGCTGCTCGAAGGCACCGTTTATGCGCCGAAGTCTGGCGTGTATTACCAGTGCGTCATTGAGCGCGACGCAAAACACGTCGTTTTCACCCAGACTTACGAGGTTTCGCCCTGGATTGTCTTCCGTGAAATGGTTGTGCCAGGCGAAGTGCTCGGTCGCGGCCGCATCATGCAGGTGCTGCCGGACATCAAGACCTGCAACAAGGTCGTCGAGTTCGTATTGCGCAACGCTGCCCTGGCTATCGGTGGCGTGTACACCGCCCAGGACGATGGCGTGATCAACCCATACACCTTGCAGATCGCACCTGGCGTCGTGATCCCGGTCGGGTCCAACGACAGCAGCAATCCGACGCTGCGCGCCCTGGATCGTGCTGGTGATTTCAACGTGAGCGAGCTGATCCTGACTGATCTGCGCGATCGCATCAACAAAGTGCTGTTCTCTGAGCCGTTCGGTGACATGAGCCAGCCGGTCAAGAGCGCGACTGAAATGTCGCTGCGTGGCCAAGAGCTGGTGATGGACGCCGGTTCAGCGTTTGCTCGACTGCAGACTGAGTTCATCGAGAAAGTGGTCAAGCGCTCGATCGATATTCTCAAGCGCAACGGCAAGGTGCCGGACATCCGCGTCGATGGCAAGGAAGTCACGATCAAGCACACCTCACCGTTGGCGCGCGCTCAAGATCAATCAGATCTCCTGGCGGTACAGCAGTTCATTCAGATGGGCGCTGCGTTTGGTCCGGAAATGTTTGGCCTGGGCGCCAAGGTCGAGGACATGGTCGCCTACATTGGCAAAAAGCTGGGCATCAAGTCCGAGCTTTTGCGTACTCAAGACGAGCGCAAGCAACTCCAAGAGCAGGCAGCACAGGCTGCAGCAGCTCAACAGCAACAAGTGCAAATGGCGCAGCAACAACAGGAACAGTAAATGGCAGACGGTTGGAATGGTCTGGACCTTGAAGGCGAACACCTCAAGACACTCCAGGCCGAAAACGAAGCCAAGGCCCGCGAAATAGCAAGCCGATTTCACGAATGCTTCCGAAGCGAGGCGGGACAGTACGTTCTGCAGCGGTTGCGGGAAGTGACCCTGGACAAGCCGGTCCTTAACGGCAATTCAACCCAATTCAGCGCTGGCATCCGGGAAGGACAGAACAACATCGTCCGTCAGATCCTGGAACAAATTGCCATGGCTGAAAAAATCTAAGAGAGGATGACATGAGCGAAGCAGCAGAGAGCTTGATTGACGACACCCCAACATCAGAAGTTTCTGATACTGGCGAATCGGTAACAAATGAATCCGAAGCACCAGCTGGGCCGTCCTGGTTCCTGGCAGAAAACATGCCTGGCGATGGCGACCGTCCGGAATGGTTCAAGGATAAATACAAGTCGGTGGCTGACCAAGCCAAGGCCTACGCAGATCTCGAAAAGCGGTTTGGTGGTTTCACTGGCGCACCGGAAAGCTACGAGTTGACCCTGCCCGAAGGCGTCGAAGGCCAGTTCGACATGGAAGATCCGCGCCTGGCAGCGTTCCAGGAAGCAGCACGCGAATCGAATATGTCCCAGGAAACATTCACCAAGTTCCTGCACCAGTACATTGAAGGCGAAGTCGCGGGCGAAACGATCAATGTCGAAGCTGAGCTCAAGGCGCTCGGCCCGAATGCTCAGTCACGCCTGGCCAGCCTCCGCGATTGGGGCAAAGCAAACCTGGATGATGCACAGTTCCAGGCAATGCGCGTCCTGGCGAGCACTGCCGAAGGCGTCGGCGTACTCGAAGCGATGATTTCCAAGACCCGCGAGGCCAAAATGCCGACCGGCAATGAGGTCGTGAAGACCGGACCGAGCGAACAAGAGCTGCAAGAAATGGTTGCGGACCCGCGTTATCAGTCTTCGGCGGCATACCGGAAAGAAGTCGAGCGCAAATTTGAGGAATTTTATGGCAAACAACCGTACCAAAATGTGGTTCAATAGCGCTGATCACATCCATGGTGGTCCTATACCGGTCTAATTGGTCTCCTCCAGCAGCCGGTCTTCGCTCCCCCGCTTCGGCGGGGGTTTTTTTATTCCGTTGAACAAACGTTGACAGAGCGTTGCCTGGTGGTAATATCCAGGCAATCCAGCCTCCTGGACACCTTCCGCATGGAAGCCCAATACAAGGCGGGGAAGTCGGCCCGAAAGTCGGATACCCGAAAAGAACCTTAATTGGAACCTTAACTAGGAGGACTGATATGTCCATTTCACTTTCTGCAGCTGCGCAGCAGCTATTTGATTCGGAAGTGAAGCACGCCTTCCAGACTGCTGGCTCGCTTCGCAACACCGTAACTATCCGCAATGGCGTCAATGCTGACGTTTATAAGTTCCGTAAGATGGGTAAGGGCCTTGCAAACCAGAAGGCATCCCAGGCTGACGTAACTCCGATGAACGTCGCTCACTCGCTGATCTCTTGCACGCTCCAAAACTGGAACGCGCCGGAATACAGCGACATTTTCGACCAGGCAGAAGTCAACTTCGACGAGCGTCGTGAGCTGGCTACCACCATCGCAGGCGCCCTGGGCCGTCGTCTTGATCAGCTGATCATCGACGCACTGGCAGCAGAAGCCTCTCCGGCTGGTACCATTGCACACGGCTCTGCAGGTCTGACCCTGACCAAGCTGATCCAGGCTTCAAAGTACCTGAACGACAAGGGCGTACCGTCCACTGGTCGTCACTTTGCAGTATCTGCAGCCGGTCTCGAAGATCTGCTCGGCGACACCACCATCACTAGCGTTGATTACAACAACATCAAGGCTCTGATGATGGGTGACATCGATACCTTCATGGGCTTCAAGTTCCATGTTGTTGAAACTCGCAGCGAAGGTGGCTTGCCGCTGGTATCTACCACTCGCGAAGGTTTCGCATGGCACGAAACTGCTGTTGGCCTGGCCATCGGCATGGACGTGAAGACCGAAGTCAACTACGTTCCGCAGAAGACTTCTTGGCTCTGCAACGGCATGATGAAGGCTGGCGCTGTTTCCCGTGATGGTGACGGCATCGTTTCCGTTTCCTGGTCTGAATAAGGGGAATAATCATGGCATTTACTGCAGATAACTTCGTGCGTCTTAGCGGCGCAAACACCAATGGCGGCGTTGTATGGACGTACTCCGAAGCTGAAACCCTGGCAAATATGCGTGCAGCAAATTATTTCGATAATGCTGTAGCTACCTACGGTTTGGCTGATGGTGATGTCATCATGCTGATTGGCTCTGACGGCTTCGGCTTCACTCAGATGTCAGTCACTGCTGGCGCTGCGACTGTTGGCGAAAGCGTAAGCTCGGCCTGATAGGCTAGGCCAAATGAGCTAACCTGGGTTGGGGCAGCGGTCTTCGGGCTGCTGCCCCTTTTACTTTGAGGAATTCGGATGGCTACTGATATTTCAATGTGCTCGAATGCGCTGCTGTTGATCGGCCATTCGACGATCTCTAGTTTTACTGACCCTGGTGCAGGGCCGGAAGTAGCGTCAAATCTGTACGAAACGACCTACGAAAACATGCTGACTATGCACCGCTGGCGCTTTGCGACCGGTAAGGCAAGCCTATCTCGCCTGACCGCGACCCCGCTCAACGAATGGGACTACGCATTCACGCTGCCGGCAAATTACCTGATGACGATCCGCGTTTATCCGGATGCCGATTACGAGCTGTACGAAAACAAGCTCTACTCGAATCAGCAAGAAGTCGATATTGACTACATTTTCAAGCCTGATGAATCACGTCTCCCGGCGTATTTCGTCAAGCTGATGGAGTTTCACCTGGCGTCGCAGTTTGCGATCCCGGTCACTGACAATACTGCGAAGGCCGAAGCCTACCGCGTCATGTACGAAAACCAGCTGCGCAAGGCAAAATTCATCGATTCGCAGTCTCGTCCGAGCGATGCAATCGTAGATTCACCGTTCCTGGAAGCGAGGGCATAACATGCCGCGCACGCTGAACCTGCAGACCAACTTCAACAGCGGGATCTTGGACCCGCGTCTGCAAGCACGCACCGACATCAAGCACTATTACCAGGGCGCAGCAACTGCGACCAACATGGTCACGACCCCGCAAGGCGGGATGAAGCGTCGCCCAGGCATGATGTTTGTGGATGATTTGCCGGGTGAAGCGCGCCTGGCTGCGTTTGCGTTCAACGTCGAACAGACCTATCTGATCGTTTTCACCAACAACAAGATCTCGATTTACAAAGATGACGTCAAACAAGCCGACGTTGTGACTACCTACACGACCAGCGAGCTGTTTGAGCTGCAATGGACGCAGTCCGCAGACACCATGATTATCGTCCATGAAGATCATGCGCCGGCAAAGTTGGTCCGTGGTGGCTCTCACACGTCCTGGACGCTGTCGAATATCTCGCTGACTAACATCCCCACCTATGACTTCGGAAGCGGCGCAGAAGCCGTCTGGAGCGTATCTAGAGGCTGGCCAAAAAGCGTGACATTCCATGAGGGCCGCATGTGGTTTGGCGGATCTCGGTCCAGACCGCAGACTTTGTGGGGCTCCAAGACCAACGATTTCTACAATTTCGACATTGGCACCGGTCTGGATGATGAAGCCATCGACGTCACGATGGACACTGATCAGGTCAACGCCGTCACTGCGCTGTTCGCCGGTCGTCACCTGCAGGTAATGACTACAGGCGGCGAGTTTTACATGCCGGATTCGCCAATTACGCCGGAAAAAAGCGCGGTCAAACGTCAGACTTTGTTCGGATCGAAGCCGATTCCGCCGAAATCCATCGATGGCGCGACGTTTTTCGTGGACCGCACCGGTAAGGCAGTGCGCGAATATATCTACACCTACACCGAAGAAGCCTATACGTCAGGCACCGTGTCGCTTCTGGCGTCGCATATTCTGAATGCGCCGGTCGATATGGACGTGCTGCGTGGCACGCCGGACGATGATTCAAATTATCTGTACCTGGTGAACGGTGACGGCACGCTCGCAGTGTTTAACACGCTGCGCTCCCAGGAAGTCGGGGGCTGGACGCTATGGCAAACCAACGGCACAATCGAATCGGTCGCGGTTGTCGTTGATGAAGTATATTTTGTCGTCAAGCGCACGATAGACGGCACTGATTACCGATTCATTGAAGAACTGAACAAACTGCACTACACCGATTGCTCGGTGCTGCAGACTTACGGCACCGCGACCGCCACCATTTCTAACCTGGATCACCTTGATGGCGAAGAATGTCGCGTCAAGGCGGATGGCGCAATCATGCCGAATGCGACGCCTTCGAGCGGAAGCATTACCTTGAGCCGTACTGCCAGCGAAGTCGAAGTCGGTCTTGATTTCGACACTGAAATCACAACGATGCCGCTGAATGTGGACTTCCAGGACGGTCCGATCCTGACGCGCAAGAAACGCCTGGTCCGCGTGGTGCTCGATTTGTACGAATCCTTGGGTGTTTTTGTGAACGGCCAGCGCATTCCTGACCGCCAATTCGGCGCGAGCATTCTGGATACCCAGCCGCAGCCGTACACTGGCATCGTTGAGATATACCTGAATGGCTGGGATCGTCTGGCACAGGTCACAATTTCACAACAAGATCCATTGCCGATGATGGTTATCGGCCTAGCAATCGAAGTCGAGGCATAAGATGGGCGCATTTGTACCAGCATTAGCAGCAGCAGCTCCCGCAGCAGGAGCAACAGCAGCAGCAGCAGCTCCAACTTTTCTTGGAATGACTGCTGCAGGATGGGCCGCCGCAGGAACAGCCATGACTGTTTTGACATCAGTCCGAGCCGGCCAGGCAACGCAGGTCCAGATGGACATCGCTGCAGACCAGGAGAAGCAAGCTGCGATCTCTCGCGAAGTCGCGCGCAAGCGTCGCTTGGTTTCCTCCCTGGCAACCCAGAACGCAATGCGTGGCGCCCAGGGCGTGCAGCTGACTGGATCACCGGCATCGATGATGCTATCCGACATCGCTGCAGCCGAGTACGATACGACAATCGCTGCAGGCACAACGGCATCGCGCATTTCTGCGCTGCAGACCGAAGGCAAGTACGCAATGCAAGCTGGCGTGGCCAGCGCCGGCAGCTCTCTCCTGGACTTTGGCACGAGGATGGCAGAACGTGGCTGAACTACCTAGATACCAGCAGACTGAGCTCTACGAACCAGCCCAGCCATCCGGCGCCCAGGCACGCAGCCTGCAGTCGCTGTCGCAAAAGCTCGCTGCATTTACCGAAGGTCAACAACGCCAGGCAGACATTTACGCTGCCCAGGAAGGCGAGCGCGCAGGTCAAGCTGCTGCAGCTGGCAAGAAAGGCGGCGTGGAAATGGCCAGCACTGCAACGATTCGTGGTAAGGCATTCAATAAAGGGGCTTTGATGGCCCATGCTGCGGCGATCCAGACCGACATCCGCGAGACAACGGCACGTCTGGAAACAACATTTGCGACCAATATGGAAGGATTCCAACAGGCAATGGAATCCTACAAGGACGGTTTGTTCGCCGAAATCGATCCGATGCTGCGTCCCTACGCAGAAACCGACATCAATGACTACGCGAGCCGGTCGCGCACCCGCATTTTTAACGCGACATTTGAGCAGATGCAGGCCGAAAACCTGGCTGAGATCAACAAAGCAGCAACAGGCCTGGCCGAAGACGCCATGCGTTTCTACCGTGAAGGCGATCTTGAAGGCGCTGCAACTGCCCAGGAAAAGCTGTTCTTCACCTGGCAGCAGGGCGTAGAAGAAGGAATCCTGGACCAAGGCGAAGTCGATCGAGCTCGCAAGGCATTCGATGACGAGGCCGATTCCAACTGGATTCTGGGCGAATTCGATCGCGTGTTGCGCAATGAAGGCCTGCAAGCAGCGAATGATGCGTTTGAGAAGTACCGCGCAGCCGAAGAAAAAGACCTGTCACCTGAAAAGAAGGATCAGATCCTGACCAGGATGCAGACACTGATCAGTGCTGAGTACACCCGCCAAGGCCGTGAAGCTGCGGTTGCCAAAGCCCAGCAGGAAGCCAAGGAAAAAGCCATCGCTGACCAGGTCACGATTACCAAGAAAGCCTTGCAGTCTGGCGTCATTCCGGATGGTGTGGACCAGCTGATCGTGCAGGCAGAAGGCACCAAGTATTACAACGAGCTCAAGACTGAACTGGCTTATGCCAGGGTGACGTCTGAGTTTGCGTTGCGGAAACCTGCAGACCAGGCTGCTGAGATCTCTCAGATCCGCGCCAAGAAAAATCCAACGACGCAGGAGCTTGAGCTGCTGTCCCGCTACGAATCGATCAACAAAGAGATCACTACCCGCCTGAACGAAGATCCGCTAACCCTGGCGATGGAGCAGCAGATTGTTCAGATGACTGCATTCGACCCGGCAGATCCGGAATCGATGCGCACCAGGCTGATGAATGCCGAAGTCGCCAGCGCGCACTACGGTGTCGCGGTTGCGCCGATCACCAGGGCAGAAGCTGGCCAGCTCAACAATACGATTGCCAATGCTAGGGGCGAACAAAAGATCGCACTGCTCAATAGCATGGTGACTGGATTCGGTGAACGCTCGATCGATGTCCTGGACATCATGTTCAAGGAAGGCGGCGGAAACTACGCAATCGCTGGCGCTCTGTTGAAAGACGGCCGTCTCGGCCCGGCACAGAACGTCTTGCGTGGCATGGACACCCTTGCCAACAACAAAGGAATCATCCCGAAAGACTTTGATGAAATGATTGGTCAATCAATCGGCCCGGTTTATGGCGACATGCCGGCACAGATGAAAGCCATCAAAAACTCAGTCATGGCCGTCTATGCTCAAAAAGCAGTCAATGATGGCATTCTGGTGGGTGGTGATACGGTCGATTCTGCATTACTGGAAGAATCAATCCGCGAGATCACTGGCGGAATCATTACGCTGGACGTCAATGCGACTGGTTTTTTCAGCGACGACACCTATCAGATCGAAGCGCCGTATTGGGGCGCAACTGCGTCAGATACCGAATCCTGGATGGAAAGCATTACAGAATCGGACATCAACGAAATGGGCGGCACCAAAGGTATTTCTGCAAGCAACGTGGCCGAAATGATCAATGGCGGTTTGGTGCGTTTGATCAGCATGGGCAGCGGCGAGTATGAGGTCTATACCCGGTCTGGCCATGCGGTGATTGCCGAAGACGGCGATTCATTTATTTTGAAATACGGCGTCAGAGGTCCCAGGGCCGAAGTGGTCGTCGAAACTCCAGTGGTTGAGGGCGAATAACCATGATGAACTTCGACCGCATGGGCAAACGCGACCTGCGCGACGAGTCTATCCGCAACCCAGCGACTGACGAACAAGACACCCCGGCCGGATTTTTCGAGTACACCAAGGCTGCGTTGAACGCGACCTTCTCGGAAAACCTGCCTGGCGCAATCGACGAAACCAGGGAAGACTTTGTCGCCCAGGAAATTCAGCGCATTTATGATCTGACGCAAGATCGTGAGATCTTGAATGACACCGACTTTGCGCTCAAAGGCATTCACAGCACCGCGCTGGTTGAGGGCTATCAGACAGAAAAAATGACGCAGCGCATTAAGCAGCTGCAGGAACAATACCCGGACCAGGGTTTTCTCACCTGGGACGAGCTCAATCAACAGAAGATCATTCCGCATTTTGCCAAGATCCGTGAGGAACTTGCGATCGTTTCAGCAAATGCTGGACCTTTTGATCGTCTCCTGGGCGACTTGGTTGCCAGCACTGTAGAACTCGGCGGATCAGAATTCGGTCCGTTGGCTTTTCTAGGGCCACAGGGTCGCGTAGCTGGATCAGTCAAAGAAGCATTGAGCATGCTCCCAGGCTTGTTTGCCAAGGAAGCAGCTGTTGCAACTGCTGTCGAAATCCCGATCCAGGCTCGCAAAATGTACGAGAAGCCGAAGATCGAGAGCCCATACGGTCTAAAAGACGCAGTCTATAACACCCTGATGGCTGCAGGCGGCGCAGGGATCATTCGCACTGGCGGATCACTGAGCTTCGACCTGGTTTATTTACGCAAGCTGGCAGCGCAAAAGCGCGCGACTGGCAAGCCGCAAGACACCGCAGAAGCCGAAGTCCTGGAAACCTATGCCGACACAATGGACCAGGCAAATGCTGTTCGCCCAGGCGAGCCAGCACCCGAAGCCAAAGTAAGCCAGGAACAGCACGTCGAAGTGCTAGAACGCGCAACCAGGGCGCTGGATGAAGAAGGCCGGGTCCTTACGCAAGAAGAAGTCAATGAGGTGATCCCGGTCGAGCCATCACCGCTCTCGACCTTGGAAACGTTCAATCCCCAAGACATCCTAGTCGATGCCAAGACGTTCCAGTTTAAGGCCGGCGGTGACGTTGCTGGCGTCACTGAGCGCCTAAAAGGTGTGCAGAAATGGGACCCAGAACTGGCCGGCATGGTCATGGTCTGGGAAAACAACGCAGGCCAGCGCTTCATTGTCGATGGCCACCAGCGTCTGGCTTTGGCCAAGCGTGCCATTGCCGGCGGTCAGCCGATCGATGAAGTCACCCTGAACGGTTTTTTGCTGCGTGAAGCGGATGGCGTAACAGCTGGCGACGCACGTCAGCGCGCCGCGATGAAGAATATCGCCGAAGATACCGGCACCGCGATCGACATCGCCAAGGTGCTGCGCGAAATCGGTGGCGAAGAAGGCCTGGCAAAAATGCCGCAGATCCCGCTGACATCGGCCAAGGTCCGTGACGCGCGTGGTCTGACAAACCTGGAAGACGAATCTTTTATGATGGTGGTCAACGACCTGGTCGATTCCAGGTTTGCGGCCGTCGTCGGTGATCTCATCACTGATCCAGCGCAGCAGCGCGCAATCATGCGTGGTTTGATGCAAAACCCGCCTGGTAATCTTAACCAGGCGCGGATCATGGTCGGCGCTATGCGTGACGCAGGATTTGAGAAGCGCGAGACGATGGACCTTTTCGGCGGCCAGGAACTGACTGAGACCCTGTTCAAGGAGCGCGCCCAGGTCATTGATCACATGATGCGCCAGGTCAAGCAGGACAAGCAGGTCTTTTCTGGCCTGGAACGCAATGCGGACCGGATCGTCGGCGCAGGTAACATCCTCGATCGCGAGGCCAACATTCAGAGGTTCACCCAAGATGAAAGAACGCTCGCAGCGCTCACGTCCCTTGCTAACACTAAAGGGCCGATCTCAGACGCAATCAACGAAGCAGCCCGCAGAGTCAAAGCCGGCGAATCCATCACCAAAGCAAGCGCCGATATTCTCCCCGCCATTAGACAACAGGCAGCTGCAGAATATGCTCCTCGGCCTAGAGATGGCGGCCGCAGACCTGCAGAGCAAGAAGCAGCCGGAGTAATTGACGAAACTGCGCCGAACTTTGGCATGCAAGAAGTGCCAAAGGTCCTGGATGCCAATGACAAGCTGTTGAAGCCAACCGACACAATCAAGACCAAAGCGCGCGAAAAGCAGCGCCAGAAATGGGTCAATGATGTTTTGAAGGAAGGCACGCCGGTTGTTGGCCGTAAGCCAGTCGCGTATGTCATGGGCGGCGGCGGCGCCAGCGGCAAAGGAACGGTTCTCAGAGAATTACAGAAAATGGGCGCGATCCCGGATAAGGGCGTCGTCCGCATCGATCCGGATAGCATTAAAGAGCTGATCCCTGAGTATAAAAAGATCATCGAAGCAGGCGACGGTCGCGCAGCCAGTGTGGTTCACGAAGAAAGCTCGATGCTGGCCAAGCAGGTCCAGGCACAAGCTGCAGAGCGCAAGATGGACATCATCCTGGACGTCACGCTAGGCAATGCCGAAAAAGGCGCAGCAAAACTTAAAGAGCTAGTGGATTCTGGTTATGAGGTGCAGCTGATCGGTGTTACCGTTGACGTTGCAGAAGCTGCCAGACGTGCTGTTTTGCGTGCGCAAGGCGAAGGGCGTTATGTCCCGATGCCTGAATTGGTCAAGGCTCACAAGGGTTTCAGCGAAGGCTGGGATGATTATGTGAAGCTGTCGGACAGAGCGACGCTATTTGATAACAATGGCGAAGCGCCGAGAGTAATCGCAGAAGGCGAGACAGGCAGGATAGACATATTATCCGAAGAAGAATATAATGCTTTTGTAAGGAAGGCCGTAATCAATGAAAAAGCCAACACCATCGCAGAACTCCGTGTCCCCGAAGGGGGGCGTCCCGGTCGGCCAGGGATTTCAGATCGACCCAGAGTCGTTCAAGAAGACACGCGAGGAATACGCCAAGAGCCAGAAGCTGCCGATACCGGTCGAATTTCCGGTGAAAGACTAGCCAGCGATCTTCCTGATCTCGGTGACGCCGAGCTCAAAAACCTCTACCAGGATGAACTTCTCGAAGCCCGCCGTCTTCTCGACGAGCTGGGCGACGTAGAAATACCTGGCGCAAGCCGCCTCGACGGCGAAACCGGTGACATCGTTACCGAAGCTCAATCCCTACGCCAAGCACTAGACGACCTCGATGTTGAAGATCGGATGATCGACGATATGTTTGGCTGCATCGGAGGCCGTAATGCCTAATCTTGACCAATGTATCCGGACCGCAGTCGAGAATGGCGATCTGACAGAACAGCTCGGAATTGAGCTGCAGCATCGCGTCGATGGATTCACGCGAGCACTGACGATCAAGGGGCAGATGTCGCCCGATGCGGCGCGTCGCGCTGCGCAGCGGCAGGCCCTGGAATCACAAAAAGCCGAGATCGCGCTCAGAAAGCGCCAGGCCGGGCTGCAGGCAATCGCGCTACACAAGGCTATCCAGAACGCTCAACGTCACCCAGAAGGCTTTGCAGCCGGCGTGATGTCGCTCCTGGTCAAGGACCTGGGTCGTAGAGCGCCCTACTCGAATATCGACAACCGCGCCAAAGCGATCCTGGCTGAATTGCATGCCAGTTTTTCGGAAGCGATGAATCAATACCGCACGAAATTGGCAGGATTAACGCAAGACAAAGAAGGTCTGCGCAACATGGTGCGCGAGCTGTTTGGTACCGATACCGGCGATCAAATGGCCAAGATCTACTCGAAGACCTGGTCAGAAACGGCCGAAATGGCGCGCAAGATGTTTAACCGCGCGGGTGGCGCAATCCCGAAACGTGAAGATTGGGGCATGCCGCAGTTTCACGATCCGATGCGCGTAGCCAGAGTCAGCAAGGAAGAATGGACCAAGACGATCACGCCGATGCTGGATCGCAATCGCATGCTGACGCCAGAAGGCATCCCGATGACCGAAATGGAATTCAGGCTGTTCCTGGATCATGCGTATGACACCATCAGCAGCAATGGTCTGGTGGACCTTATGCCAGGTCGCATGGGTGGCACAAAACTGGCGAATCGTCGCCGTGATCACCGTGTCCTGGCATTCAAGGACGCTGATTCCTGGCTGGAATATCACGACAAGTTTGGTCACGCAGACATTTACACCACCATGACCGATCACTTGTCTGGCATGGCCCAAGACATCGCCAAGCTCGAAATCATGGGGCCAAACCCAGAAACCAGTTTCCGCTATTTGCGTGATATGGCCAGGAAAGAAGGCCTGGACAATATGGGCCTTGGCATGCTGGATTCGGTCTGGGGTACGGTTACTGGCAAGGTCAACACGACCGAATCGGTCCGCCTGGCAGACTTCATGCAGGCAGTGCGTCATTACTTGGTCAGCGCCAAATTGGGCGGCGCATTTCTCTCGTCGATCTCAGACTTTGGATTTACGCGCCAGACTGCTGCATTCAACGGCCTTTCTTCGACCAAGATCTTCAATTCGTATTTGTCGCTGATGAATCCAGCCAACGCTGCAGATCGTTTGATGGCGGTCAAAATGCAGCTGACTGCAGACGCCTGGACAACACGCGCTTTGGCAGCAAACCGCTACACCGAAGTCACTGGCGCAGGATTTTCGGCCAAGGCCGCAGATTTCACGATGCGTGCGTCATTCCTATCGGCGCACACCGATGCCATGCGTAAGGCCTTCGGGATGGAATTCCAGGCAGCACTGGCGACGCAGATGGGCAAGTCCCTGGACAAGGTCCAGCCGGAGCTCCAGAAGGCGCTGCGTGAGTATGGGATTACTGATGCGGAATGGGAGATCATCCGCCAGACACCTAAGCTCAAGCATCCAAAGCACAAGGATGTTGAGTATTTTTCGCCTGAAAACATGATGCAGCGGACCGATCTTCCGGAATCGCAACGTCGCGCGCTCAATTTGAAAATCCAGGAAATGATCCTGACCGAGACTGATTTTGCGGTCCCGACGCCAGACGCCAGGGTCCGCGCGATCACCAGTGCCGGCGCCAAGCGCGGATCGGTGATGGGCGAATTCTCCCGCAGCATTTTCCTGTTCAAGTCATTCCCGGTCACGATCGTTGCGACGCACTTGTATCGTGGTGCGTTACAGAATGGCCTGGGCAGCAAGGCGAAATACTTGTCCAGCATTGCCGTATCGACGACAGTCCTGGGCGCGATTGCAATCCAGGCAAAGGAAATGTCGCGCGGCAAAGATCCTCGCGACATGACCGATCCGAAATTCTGGGCGGCAGCATTTATCCAGGGTGGCGGCGCCGGCATTTACGGCGATTTCCTGTTCTCTGACGCAAACCGTTTCGGCGGCGGCGTAGTGCAGAGCTTCCTGGGTCCAGTGCCTGGTTTTGCCAATGATGTCGCACAGCTGACGCTCGGAAACATCCAGGAATTCTTGCAAGGAAAAGATACCAATATCGGGGCAGACTTGGTACGATTCGCTCGTGGCTACACCCCAGGTGGCTCGCTTTGGTACACCAGACTTGCGTTTGAACGTGGAGTTTTGGACCAGTTACAGCTCATGGCCGATCCAAAGGCCAAGAGCAAACTTCGCCGCTACGAAAGTAAGCGTCGAAAGGATTATGGGCAGAAGTTTTGGTGGCGCCCTGGCGAAACTACGCCGCGCCGCGGCCCAAACATTGAAGCAGCAACCGGGGGTCGATAGATGGCTACTCTTACCGTTGGCGATCTGACGCCGCGCGTCCAGTACACCGCAAGTAGCGGTCAGACTGCATTTACCTACAATTTCCCGATCTTTGAGAATACTGATCTCAAGGTTTATGTTGGCGACACCCTCCAGACGCTGACCACTGATTACACTGTTTCCGGCGCTGGTACGAGCAGCGGCGGGACCGTAACGTTTGGCTCCGGCCAGACCGCTGGCGACATCATCACAATCTATCGAGATCTTCCGGTATCGCGCAGCACCGATTACCAGGC